CGAAGCGCTAGTCGGACTGGATCAACCAGCACCGGAAGCGGCTGATCCCAAGACCAACGCGGAAGAAGAAAAGCTCTCTGACAATGACGAGTCGGACGAATCCGAGGCTGAAAAGCCCGCGGAAGAGTCCGAAGATGAAGATGCCAAGGAGTCCGAGGACGAAGAGTCCGAAGACGACGACGCCCCGGTTCCGCAGGAGAAAGTCCAAAAGCGGATCGACAAGCTGACGGCAAAACGGAAAGAAGCCGAGGAAAAGGCGCAGACGCTGGAGACCGAATACAGCGCGGCCAAGACCAAGCTCGCCGAACTAGAGGCGCAGGTCAACGAAGCCAGCCGCCCCGTCCTTCAGCCCTCCGCGGAGAACCCGCTGGCTGATGTCGATACGCAAGAAGCGCTCGAGGCCAAGGTCAAAAGCGCGCAGGAAGTCCGCCGCTGGGCACTAAAGAACAGCGACGGCGCCACGGTAAAGCGTCCAGACGGCAGCGAGGTCTATGTAGACAGCGATGCCGTCAAAGAATATCTGCTCAAAGCAGACGACGTTCTGACCCTGCACGCCCCCGCGCGCCAGCAATGGCTCGCCCAACGCCAGCCAGCCGTCGAAGCCGCCAAGAACCTGTTCCCTGACATCTTCACCAAAGGCACCGCGCTCAACACGGCCTACCGCGCCACCGTGAAGCAAGCGCCCGAGCTGCTCAAGCTGCCCCAAGTCGAATACTGGGTCGGCCTCGCCCTCTACGGCGAGTCGCAGCTCATGCAAAAGCAAGAAGCCCAAAAAGCCAAAGCCAGCGCCGCCAAGAAAGTCTCGTCAGCAAAATCAGAAGCCCAACTTCCCACACCTGCATCCCCGGTTAGCGCCGCCAAGTCTGCCACCAAGACAAGCAGCAAAGACGCTGCAAAACGACTCTACGAACGAGGCGACCGCCAATCGCTGGAAGCCTTCGCCGAGAGTCTTCTGAGCTAACCCAAAAAGAGAAAGAACCAATCATCATGGCTACTGGATCAATTTTCCCAGTGACAGGTCAGCGTGAAGACCTGAGCGACGTTATCACTATCGTCGATGCAAAAAACACGCCCTTCGTAAGTGCGGCTCGAAAGGGCCAAGATATATCTAACGCTGCCGTTTACAGCTTTCAAGCTGACAAATACAACGACCCGTCCTTCGACGGCGTCTTGAGCAACTCGGACGTTTCCACGTTCGACGATCCCTCCAAAAACCGCGCCCTCCTGAGCGCCCGCGGGCAGATGTTCCGCCGCGCCGTCAAGGTTGATACGTTCGTCCAAGAGGCCAGCGACATTGCCGGCATCGGCCGTCGCAAACAGCTTGCGGTCGGCGTGAGCAAGGCTCTTCTGGAAACAAAAAGGGATATGGAAAGTGCCTTTTGCTCCGACCGCGAGTCGCAAGAGCAGAGCGGCGCCAACCCGTATCGCACCCGCGGATTGTTCCGCTTCGTGGATAGCGCAGCACAAACTGACCTCCCGGTCCCGGCCGCCTACCGCACTCCGACCGCCAGCATCAACACCGACGCCGCGCCGACCGAGTCCGCCGTGCAGACGCTCCTCCAGAGCATCTACTCGCAGACCGGCCAGATCGACGACATGGTGCTCCTCTGCGGACCTTCGCTCAAGCGCACCTTCACCGAGTACACTCGTTTCAGCACCGGCTCGGCTGGCGCTGGCCTGTCGATCCGCACGTTCAACACCTCGGCTGATGCCAAGCGCATCGTGTCTGCTGTGAATGTGTTTGAGGGCGATTTTGGCACTTTGCGTTTGTTGCCTAGCCTTTATTTGAGGCAGAACAACTCCAGCGACACGGCGAAAAACTCGTCAGGTCTGGTGCTCAACATGGACCAGTGCGAAGTCCGCTTCGCCAAGCGTCCGGCCATGCGCGAACTCCCTGACCTCGGCGGCGGTCCCCGCGCGCTGATCGATGCTATCGCTTCGGTCACCTGCTTGGCCCCGCAGTCCCAGGGCAAGTTCACCGCCAACGTGGCGCTCGCAGCCTAATCATTAACCAAGGAAATAACTTAAAATGAAAGTCTACGAACTGCCCTACGAAACCAAAGCGGCCTTTGGCTACACGCACAAGGTCATCCTCGACCACAACGACCTCACCGACACCGATGACGCCCAGACGATCAATTTGATCCCTGTCGTTGCCGGAACGGTTGTCAAAGCCGCAGCGACAAACCTGACATCCGTGTTTGACAGCTCGGACGCTACGACCATCACCACCACGGTGAAGATTGGTCACAACGACGCGACCGCCGACGACGATGCGTTCATCGCGTCTCAGGAGTTGAACCCCAGCGGAACCGAAGTGTTCTACAAGGTCAACCCCTCTGCGACCCCGTTCGTGTTCACGGAAGGCACGGCAGCCTCGCCCAAGTATATCCAAGCGGCCTTTGCTTGCACTACTAGCGACAGCCTTGCGGATCACAACACCGGCGAGCTGGAGGTCTTCCTCCACATCGCCAGCGTTAACGCGCTCTAAGTCAGACCAAGTCTTGAATCACCTGCGGCGTCTCCGGGCGCCGCAGCTTTCAGGATGGCCGACTCACTCTGGACCGGCATCGCCAACGACCTGGGCGATGAGATGGCCCACCTCGTCAAAGAGGAACTTCTCACAGGTTGGAACGCCAAAGCCGTCATGGCCGGCCTTGAGCAGCAGCGCATCGCGCAGGCCAACGAGCGCCTCGAGCAATGCGCCGTCGAAGGTATCGGCCAGCACACCATGAGCATCGACGCCGATGTCTACTGGGCTTGGGAAAAAACCGAACCCGGTTGCTGGGCTGACAAAGGTTGGCGCGATGACTTCAAAAAGCGCCACCCCGAGACCGCCGTCCACTACACCCCGCGCCGCACCACGGTGCTTGTCCCTTAAATGATCAAAGCACCCGACCGCGAAAAAATCTCCGAGATCCTCTCGGACATCGATGAGGCCGACGCCGATGGCAGCGGCTACGTCCAGCGGAAGCTCCGCAACTGGAACACCCGCTTCTGCATCTGGGCCGGCCAGACCGACGACGGCCGCAAGCACCAAGAAGCCCTCGGCAAGCGCCCGTTTCCTTGGGACCGCGCCCTCGATTCCCGCGTGCGCATGGCCGACACCATCGTCCGCGATCACGTTGCCATGCTGACCAATGCGTTCTGGAAGGCGCGCACGCAAGTCCAGCCGGTCGAGAGCATGGACATCGACAAGCGCACCGCCGCCGAGCTTGTCCTCAAGCACCTGCTCTATCAGCACTGCCTGGATGATTTGAAACGCGAGGTCCACCTCGCCGCCAACTTCCGCGAGACCTACGGCCTCGCCGTCATGGCCGTTGACTGGATTCGCACCACCCGCACCGAGATCAAGTCATTCTCCATGGAAGACGCCATGGCCATGCTGCAGGAGTCGCAAGATCCCAACCTGCAAGCCCTCCTCGAGGTCGTCCTCGACCCCGAGCAGGAAGAACTCGCCGCCCAGCTCATGGGCGAAGTCATCCCGGAGCTAGGCAGCACCGCCAAAGTCCGCCAGTTCCGCGAAAAAGGCTTCGTCGAATGGGAGCAACCCTACGTCTTTGAAAGCCGGCCCCAGTGGACCGCGCTTGAGCCTTGGGAAGACGTCATTTTTCCCGCCCAGACCTACTCATTACAGCGTGCCGCGTTCGTTGCCCGACGCGAGCTAATGACCGAACCGGAGTTGCGCGAGCGTGCCGCTGTCGAGGGTTGGGACGACAAATGGGTCGAGCAAGTCGTGGAGAAGAAAGGCGACATTCGCCGAATCTCGCTGAACCTCCACCGCAGCGACCAGTTCCTCTACGACCACCAGCGCGACATGATCGAGATCTGGCACGTCTACAGGAAGGAACACGACGACCGCACCAAGGCCATGCGCGTCACCCGCACTGTCCTCAGCTACCACGTTCCCGACCGCACCGCCGTCCACGACATCCTGCCCTACGCGCACGCCCTTTATCCCTTCGTTGAGCTGCCCCGCGAACGCGCCTCGCGCCCCATCTTGGAGTCCCGCGGCGTGCCGGAGATCGTCCAGACCGCCCAGGAAGAAGTCAAAATCCAACGCGACATGCGAGGCGACCGCGCCAGCATCGTCACCTTACCTCCGCTCAAAACCCCCGCCGCGCGCGGCAAGATGGACCTCATCATGGGACCGGGCGTGCAGATCCCCGAGCGCCGCCCCGGCGAGATCTCGTGGATGAACCCGCCGCAGCCCGACGCCGGCAGCATCGAAGTCGAAATGTCCATCCGCAACGACGTGGACAACTACTTCGGCCGCATCAGCGAAGCCGTCCCGCCGCAACGCTACATGCTCCACACCCAAGAGCTGGTCGATAGCTGGCTCCTTGATATGAAGCTGTGTCTGGTTCAGACGCTCGCCCTCTGCCAGCAGTATATGACCGCGGAAGAAGTCGCCCGCGTCACCGGCAACCCCAATCTCCCGCTCACTGCCAGCCCCGCCGACATCCGCGGCCGCTTTGATGTGACGTGCGATTTCGACGCGAAAATCCTTGATGCCGGTCCAGATGGCGCCCTCTCACAGAAGCTAAATTACTTGGCCTCCGTGCTCACTCCGCTGGACTCCTTTGGGGTCATAGATCGAGTAGGTTTGGTCAAATATATGATGCAGGCAGTAGACCCAAATCTCGCCGGCATCCTCATCAAAGACATCGGCGCCGCCACTCAGCAAGAGCAAGAAGACGAACAAGGCGCCTTTGCTAAAATCGCCGCAGGCACCGAGCCGCCGCTTAAAGAGGGCGGCCAAAACGCCCAAGTCCGCCTGCAGACACTGCAGACGATCATTCAGAGCAATCCCGCCGTCCAACAGCGCTACGCCCAAGACGAAATCTTCCGCAGCATGATCGACGCCCGCGCACAAGCCTTCCAGTTCCAGCTCCAACAGCAACAAAACGCAGTAATCGGCCGCACCGGCGCCCAGCCTGCGCTGCAAAAGATGGCGCAGGAACAGCAGCTCGGCATGACCGCCCAACCCGCCGCCTAATTATAGCGAAGTTAGAGAGTTTAGCCCATGCATCCCAACGTCTCAGTCAGAAACATCGCCGGTCTAAACATCCCCCAGCACGACCACGTTGCGCTCGCCTACGTCAGCACCACCAACAACCTCGCCACCGTGACCTACAAGGAAGGCGGCAGCGGCGGGCAGACAGTCGCCACGTTGACCTTCACCTATGTCGGCGGCACGCCGTCCTCGGATGACGCCGACATAGCTACAGTGACCCGCAGCTAATGGCCATTAAGTTCAATCCGCTGACTGGCAACTTCGACTTCACCGGCTCCGGTGGAGGCGGTGCGCAGTATATTGACGGCGAGGTTGCCACCTATGCGGACCTGCCATTGGACGGCTCGGCCGCGCTTAACACCGCATGGCTGGTGCGCACGGCCAGCGGCGTCTGGCCGGTTAGCCGCAAGCAAGCAGGCATTTACATCCGCACAGCGACCGGCGGCAGCAACCGCGACTCCGACTACACCTACGCTGGCACGCTGCCGGACGTGTTCTCCGACGCTCAATTCCTCATCTACGACGACTCAAACACCGCCCGCAGCATGCAAGTAGAGATCACCGACAACGAAACGCTCACCTTCAAAGTCACCGGCACGGACAGCATCGTCCGCTCGGTCGGCTTCGCCCTCTCCGCCATCGTCCTCGCCGCCCTCATGGCCAGCTCGGCCATTGCACAAAACATCGGTCTTGTCACCGCCACCAACGGCAACATCGTCACCCGCCGCACGAACGCATTGTCGTTCACGAACTCGGTTGCGTTTTCCAACTCGATCACCTTTGGAACCAACGCCGCCACCATCCGCACCAACCTCGGCCTTGGCAACATTGTAGAGAATTCTATCAACACTTTGAACGGCGGTTCCATCAACACGACTCTTGACTCAACGTTGATTGCGCCATCTCAAATAAAAACAGGATCAGACGATGGGAA